ACTACGTCTGCTTTTTTAGTTAATGCATTTATTGCTGCTTCGTGATCGTTATGACTTGCTAGTATTGCAGTTCTTTCATCTTCTATTTCTTGCGGTACATTTATACCTCTGTGTAATTGCCTAATATAATACCAATCAGTTACTGATAATTTATTATTAGTGTAATTTTTTAAACTTATTAATTTTTGTTCTTTTAATTCAGCTAAAGTTTCTGACCAAGTTTTAGCATTTACTGTATAATAGTATTTATTATCTTCTAAATACAATTCACCTAGTTCTTCTATAGCAGGATCATATTGCGGATCTACTACTTCAAAGAAACCTTCTTCTTCTAATACTTCTACAGGTGAACTTGCAAAACCACCCATATAGTATTTTTTACCATTCCAAGTTGATGGTAATTTGTTAAATATTTTTATTTCTCCGTTTATATTTATTGCTCTCATAATTATTATGGTGTTGGATCACTAGTATAAGTTGCAATAGAATAATGGTATATTTTAGCACCTGAACTATCATCAGTACAAACTATTTGAATTAAATTGTTTGCTGTACCATCGTAATCTGTTGAACCTACTTTGTTAAAAGTTGAACCTGTTTCACTAAATGTTATTGTATAATTTCCTGTTAATATTAAATCTATTACTTGACCTTGAACAGCATTACTAAATGTAAATGTAGCTGCTGCGTTTGCAGTTGCAGTAAATGTACTAGCTGCACTAAAGTCTAAGCTAAATGCGCTTCCAGAACCTAATGCACTTAATGCTGTATATCTATTTTCTAGCATAGTGTGAGTTACGCTATCTGTATCACCTGTACCTACTAAAGTACCTGTATTTTCTGGTAATGTTAATACAGCACTACTTGCTACACTATGTGGTTGAGCTTTTATAGTTTGATAATGAGCATTATTTACTTCACAGTATAATCTCATTTCTGCTACATTACCTGTATTACTTCTAATTTGAATACTTCCGTCACCTACTGTAACACCACCTGTTGTACCATTACCACCCATTGTAAATGCATTAGCTGTATTTGCCGCTAGTGTTGCAGTTACATCTCCTGTTGCTGATGAAACATCTATACCATCACCACCTATTAAACTTTGTACTACATTACTAAGGTTTACAGAAACTAAATGCTGTACTTCTATTTCAGTTCCATTCGGTACGTTAGTGTCAAATGTTAAAGTTGTACCTGATACTGTATAAGAACTATGTAATTGATATACACCATCAAAATATACTGATAATTCATTTTCACTACTTGCCGAATTACTTAATGTATAAGCTGCAGTACTTCCATTTCCTGTAAATGTATCTATTGCTATTGTATTAGCACCTGCTGTTGCTGATATTGTTAATGTATCAGTAGCTGCATCAGTTGTTAGCGTTACGTTAGATCCTGCTGCAATATTTAAAGTATCATTTGTACTATCAGCTGCTATTGTTGATTGACCTGATACTGCTATATTACCAAAAGCATTATCACCTACTGCTGTATTTGTAATTGTAATTGCTCCATCTGCATTTGTAATTGTTATACCAGTTCCTGCAGTTAATAGTGCATTTTCAAAATAACTATTAGTTGCATCATATATTAATAAATTACCTGCTGCAGGAGTTGTAATATTAGCGTCTGTAAGATCGTTTAATCCTGCATTTAAAGAAAAAGTCGTTCCAGTTAAAGAAAGTCCTGTACCAGCGCTATAAGTAGTATCTGTAGACGCAATACTTATGCTTCCGTCACCATTAGTTATTGTTACATTACTTCCAGCTGTTAATAAAGCGTTTTCAAAATATGAATTACTAGCATCATAAATAAGTAAGTTTCCAGCTGCTGGTGTAGTTACTGTTACATCTGTTAAAGTTGAAAGTGTATGTTCAGTTGCAGTTGGTACACCACTAGCATTTCCTAACCAGAAATAATTTTGCTGTATGTTAGGAATATCGTTTGATCTAAGTATTGATGAAACTAATATTGAACCGTCTGCCGTAGTAGATACCCTACCTACCTTACCTACATTTTGTATTAATGCTGTTCCTGTTGGTTTAGTAGTAGTTAAGCCACCACCTGATTTTACATAAAGCGTAGCATTTGCTGCTGGCGTTACTCCGTCTATTGGATCTGTTACTAAATTTTTAAGTACACCACCTGTTACAATATGACCTTCTGCGTTGTTTGCTAAATCAGTTAATAATAAACCTGATGCTGGCATAGTTGATGCATTTGCCGCATTAGCAGGCGCAACAGTTACTACAGCTGAAGCACCTACTGAACCTGTTACATATACAGGTGTTCCTTTTGTAATTGTACTCCCTGATGTATTTTTACAAGCTACTCTTACTTGATCTGTACTTTCACTAGCAAGTGTTATAGTATCACCTGTTTCAGTTATAGTTATATTGTTACCTGCTGCTATTGTTACATCGTCTGTAGTTGCATCGCTACCTGTTAATCTTATTATTGCATTATTGCCTGATGTTTCACTACTTAATGTATAAGTTGTATCGGTATCTGAAGCTGCAGCAATAGTAAAACTAGGATATGTTCCTGTAATAGTTACGTTACTACCTGCAGTTAATGATACTGTCTGATCTGGACTATCGTTAGTAATTGTAAAGTTAGGATAAGTTCCAGAAGTTGATATACCAGTACCCCCTGTTAATGTTACAGTTTGGTCTGGACTTGTATTAGCTAAAGTAAGCGTTCCGTTTACATCATCATAAGTACTGCTTATTCCAGTTCCAGCTACTACTAAATTAGCAACTCTATCGTCTACACGCTCTGCAGTATAATAAAGGTTAGTTCCTTCTGATAAATCACTTGTAGATTTTGTAGCAAAAGCTGTATCAAAACGTGCAGTTGTATAATAAAGGTTTGTAGCTCCTTCGCTTACTGAATCAGTATCAAAACTAATATTTGCACTACCATCAAACGATACTCCGTTTATTGTTCTAGCAGTTGATAAAGTATCTGCAGTTGAAGCAGCGATCCCTAAGCTATCTACATACGTTTTAGTAATATGTGCTTGTACTTCACTAGAACTTGGTCCTGTATAGGAAATAACTCCTGTAGAACTACTGTAAGATAGAGATCCATCACCACCATTGTCAATAGCACTAATTAATGCTCTTACATCAGCGTTTGAAGGTCCAGTATAAGTAAATACACCTGTTGAATTATCGTAGCTAAAACTCCCTAGTCCGCCTGCATCTGTCGCAGATAAGTCTGTTAAACTAATACCTGATCCAGAGTTTGCTATTGTAAAACTTGGATAAGTACCAGTTACTGTTATACCTGTACCAGCAGTTAAACTTACTGTTTGATCAGGCTGTGTGTTTGTTATTGTAAATGATGGGTATGTACCACTTGTTGAAATACCACTTCCTGCTGAAAGTGAAACTGTTTGATCAGGACTAGTATTTGCAATAGTTAATGTTCCATTTACATCGTCATATGTTTTACTAATACCTGTGCCTGCTACTACTAATGTATTTACCTGATCATCAACTCTTTCTGCAGTAAAATATTGGTTTGTACCCTCTGTAATATTGTCTGTAGTTAAACTTATGTTTGCAGTACCATCAAAACTTACACCTGCTATCGTTCTTGCTGTTTCTAAGGCAGTTGCTGTATCAGCATTACCTGTTACGTCACCTGTAACATTTCCTGTAACATCTCCAGTTAAATTACCAGTTACATTCCCAGTAACATTACCTGTCAAATTCCCTGTTACGTTTCCAGTTAAAGGTCCACTAAATGCATTAGCAGTTACAGTACCAATAGCGGTTAAATCTCCGCCTGTATTCATACTTAAACCACTAGTATTTCCTGCACCATCTGTTATTGATTGCAAGGCTGCAGCTAATGTGCCATTATCACCTACTTTTAACAGCGATGTATAAGTACTACTTATTGAATTTCCAGTTAATGCTGCCATCTTTATTTAATTTATTATTTATATACTTTTTTAATTTTACTATATTTTTGTCTTTTACTTTGTATCTGTTTTTCATAAAACCCAACCGTTAAATAGATTATCTTTATCAGGATATACATCTTCATTAGAATTTTGATTATATTCTGGAAAGAGATTGTTATTAAAACTTAAATAATCTATCATTCTTCTAATATAATATTCAGCAAACTCTCTTTCTTTATTTACTAAATAATCAACTTCGCTTTTTGTTACACTTTCTGCATTTTCGCTTATGTGTTTAAATACTCCTGCATTTTTTACTTGATATGCTGCAAATGGTAAATAATCCATCATAGCAAAATGTATTAATGCTGGTTGTATATATTTATTTACTAGTGTTAAGTAATTACCTGTTAATGTATCACCAGTAATTTTAGTTTCTATTGCTTCATATAATTTTGTACCTAAGAAATTTTGTATATGTATTTCTTGTGCCAATTTTATATAAGGCAATAACTTATCTACATCAACGTTACCATCTAATATTGTATTCTTTTTTAATGTGCTTACTTTTATAAATAATACTTGTGCCATTATTAAAATGCTTTACCTTTCGGTGTTTTAAATTTCTTTTTTTCTTTAAAACCTCTATTTACCATATCTCTAGGTCTTGTTGCTACTTTTTTATCATTAGTTTCAGGTGTAAAACCTTCTCTTTTTGCTTCGCTTACACTTGACTTAGCTCTAGGGTTTTTTACATCTGGTGTAACAGTTTTACTCATATAAACTTTACGCTCCCAGTAATGTCTACAAGATCCACCACCTTTATATAACCATATATCATATGTATTAGCACCACCTTCACCCCAACCTGGATTAACAGGTTTAGAACTCATAGCTAAAATATCTTCTTTACGATATAATTTTTTAGCAGATACCATTTTATCACAAAATTCTCTACTATTACCATCAGCTTTTAATGGTGCATATTGATACCTTACTTTAAATTTAAATCCTTTATCGTTTTCACCATCTTGTTTGCTTTTAGCATTAGGTTTAGCACTACCTGTACTTGCTAATTCTAACTTTTCATTTAATTCATCATCTTTTTCATAATCTACAGGTGCTGATTCAACTAATTCCCAATTATCTAAATCTTCATCTTCACCTAAACTTATAAAATCATTTAATTCAATATTTTCTGCAGATAAAGTTTCTTTTTCTTCTAGATCTATACCAGTTTCTTCTTCTCTAGTTTCTTCATCAACAATATTATTAGTTAAATCAGTAAATTCTAAAGGTTGTAGTGTTCTAAAGTATAAATTAAGCGCTATACCATTAAATGCTAATATTGTTTCTAGTGCATCTAATATATATTCTTGTTGTACCCTAATAACCATATTGTCAAATAGAATACTAGCTTGTTTTAATTCATCAGCATTAGATCCTAAGCCATTATTTTGCGTTCTAATACCTAATAATAAAGGTGATGATAATCTGTGTCCTACAAGAATTTTATTAGTAGCTTCATCAGCTAAAAATTGATATTGATTATGTGCGTCAGATAATTGTACTGGATCTATAGTTGCAGCACTTTCAGAATTGTCATTAAACGCTAATATAAATTTACCTGCATTACTACTTCCACTAAACTTATCATATATTCTTTTTTCTATTAGCTCTCTAGCTTCTTCATCAGGTGTACCATTGTTAAAATTAATAAGCATTGAAGGTGCCATACCATTTTGTATATTATTAATATGATAGTTTGCAACTTCTGCTTCAAGTTCACAGTAAGGTAAAGCACCTTGATATGTTACAGGTGTATAATAAAAATATCCAGCTCTATATGGTTTAATACATAATATCTCTATTGCATTGTTACCTGATCCAAATGCTGGTATTCTAGTTAGTTTATCTCTGTTTGTGTATTTACTCCAATCGTGAAAATAATAATACCCTTTTATATCACCATTTTTATCAGCTTTTTCAGCACGTAATGTTTGTACTGGAAAATGCTCTACTTTTACTATTTTACTTCTATCTACATTATAATATATTTGAAGTGTAGCTTGTCCTAATAAATAAAAATCAGAACAAACTTTTTTAATATCATCTTTTTTAAATAATGTAATTGCTTCTGCATATTCCATAGGTTTTTTATCGCTGTTAGTTGCGTTTAAACCTTTACCATATATCATTTCTGTAATACCATTAATAATTGCATTATTTGTTGGACTACCTTGATACTGGTCTATTAAATATTGATAATAATTATTATCTTCTCCATATGCAACAAAGTCTTTATTTTTTTGCTCTGTTATTTTGGGAGCTGTATATGTGCTTAAATTTACTACTCTAATATTACTCATTAGCTTATTATTATATAGTCATCGTCTGGATAACTTGTTGTTTGTGTGTATTCTCCGCTATTAATTGTATAATAGTCATTATTTGATTGATCGATAGTTTGGTCAGTACAAAATACTTTATCTAAATAAATATTAGCTTCAGATGATACTATACTTTCCCAATTATCAGTAGCTGCTTGCCACAGTACATTATATGTGTTCCACAGCGCACCAATACCTTCTATAATTTTTAAATCATAAAATCTACCTTCTTTTAAACTAAAGGTAGTAGATATAGATGCTTTATCGTTACTTTTTGTTAATGTAACGTTTTCAGTTCTTGTTGTTGTGTTAGTACTAGTATCTCTAATTGAAACAATAACTTGTGACGGATATGATCTCGGTACAAAAGTTAAAGTTTGTGCATCTGTACTAGTAGTTAAAATCTTCATACATATATAATAAAAAAAAATATATTTTTTATATAATAAAAAAGGGAAGTTAAAAACTCCCCTTTAAAAACACACAAAAACAAAAAACTGTTATGAAGTTGGATCTATTTGTGTTCCACTTGCTAACGCAGTAATTACCGATCCAGTTACGAATAACGGTGGTATAACTTCTGTAGCTGTAAACGTCAATGTAAATCCGCTCAAGTCAGAATATGCTGCCCCACTAACAATGGTACCTGCACTTACTTCTGCTCCTTGATGATAACCAACCATTAAATAGTTAGCTGTTTCGTTGTTATCTTTAACTACTACGTGAGGTCTAGCTGCTGCAAGTAATTTTATTTCTTCTTGAGTAGCTTTATCTAAGTGAGTTAAAGTTAATTCTAGTGTTGATTCATATACAGTAGTACCTGTATCTCTAGAACTTATAATATTTGTTGTTAATGAACTAGTAGCTCCTTTTAAATCAAATTGAAAGAAAGATGGTGTTCCTGATAGAGCTGTAATTTCTCCTGCAGAAATAGTTGCTGTACCTAAAGTACCAAAGTCTGCAAAATAAGCTGTAACTAAACCACCTACTGATTGTTTACAAGGTAACTGCCTTCCTGTTGTTAATGCACAAGCCATAATTTATTTTATTTTAAAAAAAAAGGGCGGTAGTCTATACCACCTACCCTTTTTGTGTTATACAATTATTTTAATTACGCTGTAGCGTATAATACAATATCACCACCGATTGCGTGCTGAATACCTGCTGTAAATCTCATTACAACTCTTACGTTTTGAGATCCATCTAGGTCTGCCATATCAATTACCTTAACTTCGTTTTGGTCACTTAATAACCCTGTACCGAAGAACAAGTTGCTCGATTGCGCTGCTACTGCATCGTTGTCTGATAAACCAGGAGCATTTACTACTTTGATTCCATCAAATGATAATGCGTTACCCATATTGTACCATTGAGTACCTTGAGCGTTTGTACCTGCAGCACCTAATCCTGATGCACCAAATCCACCTAATGCTCTAATATAGTTTCTGTACATATTAGATGGTAAGTAGATAGTTAAATCTTCTGCACCATATACTGCTGTAGGAATAGCGTCAGCAATTTTACCAAGCTCATCGATAATGTTAGCAGCAGTAGAAGCTGTACCTACTACATCATTTACATCACCATCTGCAGTTAAAGTTGTGATAAATCCATCAAATTCACCTGCGTTACTGTTAGTACCTGTCCAAATGTTTTGCTCAATTTTTTGAGCTACTTTATCTGCTACGTGAGCAATTAAAAAGTCACTAAACTTAGGAGGTAAGTTATCAAATGCAGAATATCCCATTTGTACTGCTTCCCAGTCAGATCTAAAGTCTTTTTTACATAACTCTAAGTTTACTTGGAATTCTTCTGGTTGTAAAATTCTTTCAGTAAGAGTTAAAGTTGAAGTATCTGTAAAGTCACAAGTTGCATCTTTAACGATTGCATCAGTTGCCACTTTTTTCATTACTTGTTTAAACTTAACGTTAGGTACAATAGAAATGTTACCTTCTGCTAATGTTTTACCAGATAATAAAGCAGCAGAAATGTACTTCCCTGCAAATTCTCCAGCATATGTAGTTGTTATTGAAGTTGTTGTTGCCATTATTTAATTAATTATTATTAGAAATTGCTTGTAATACTCTACCGTAAGTAGTGTTTTGATTAGAGTTAATTGCAAACCTTGCACCTAATTTTTCTTGTACGTTTTCAGGTGAATGTTTGATGCCTTCAGCAGCAGGTTTAGATAATTCTTCTTGTTGCTGTGACATTTCCTCTTTTTCCTTATCGCCTGATATAGCATCGATAAGTTCTTTTATTTGTCCTTTTACTTCTTCAACAGATTCTGCTAAAGCTGTAAGTTCATCTTTAGTAGCATAGTTCATTTCTGATTTTTCTTCTTCTTGAACTGGTGCTTCTTCTAAGTTAGTATCTTCTACTGTTTGTTCTACAGTTTCTTCTACTACTTCTTCTGAATTTTTGATTTCTTCAATCATACCTTCTGTTTTAACGATTAATACTTTGTTGTCTGATAGTTCATACTCACCGATTGGTAAGGGAACGTTTTGATCTTCTGTCTTAATAAACACTTCTTCACCTGCTTCAAACTTTTCTGCAGTTAAGATAGCGCCATTCTCCAGAGTTATTTCTTCTAAAGAAATTTGTTCTAATTGTACATCAAGATCACTTGGTTCAACACCGAGTAAGGTCTTGACCTTCGATAATATTTCTGTAGCTTTCATAATAATATAATGAATACCACATTTTTTTTTATATTTTCGATTGAAGTTTTTTTATATACGACCTATTCCTTGCGCTTGTAATGAACCATCACAGCACTTTCTATGGTAAGTATTATCTTTACACAAACAACCTCTCTTAGAGCTTCTAGGTGATGTTCTACTAGGTGTTTTAAACTCTTTTTCTTTCATTATCTTTTTATAGGTACACAGTTAGGTACTTTTCTACCATTTTTCATTTTAAAACCTATCATTTCGTATCCTGCTTGACAAGGTTCTTTTAATTCTTGTTCTGTAGCTAAGTTTAGCTCTTTCATTTTACTTTCTGCCCAACTTTTACCAGATTTACCACCCCATAATAGGTAACTTATTGTACCACAAGCAGTTGTATCACTTTCATCATAATATTCTTCTGCTCTAGATAAGTAACTATACATTCTTTTTATAGTTTCAGTACTTATTTTCTCTTTTTTAGCTAATTGTTGCGCTCTTATCTTACCTACATCAGTTGCACACTTATTATTTACCTTTTCGTTAAGTTCTATACCTCTTTTAGCATTATTTGCTACTGAATCAGGGTAATCGTTATAACTTTCTAGTGTAACTTCTACTCCATTAACTATATCTTTAATATTTGATAGTAAATATTCAGCTTCTGCTGTTTCTATAGCACTTAATTCATCTTTTTGGTAATTAGATTTGTCTTGAAAGTATCCTTCTATAGAAAAACCTTTTACAGCACCTGTTTTTACAAATTCTTGCCATACTTTATCAGAATTTACCTTTACAGATCCTACCCAAGTACCTACTGGGTATTTTAAACCATAAAAAGCAGTTTTATCTTTTTGTTGATCTTCTACTATCCAGCTTTCTACTAAACTTAAACCTTTTAATTGCATTTGGTGTTCTAGTGTAGCATTATTTTGGTTACCTTCCATTAAATACAACTCACTAGCTCTACGAACTGTATCTTTAGAGAAATATATATAATATTCGCCTTCTTCGTTTACTCTTAGTATAGGTTTATTAGGTATTAGTAATGCGCCTAGTAATATTCTTTTTTCATCATCTACTTGCGCTAATTTATACTCTACGTCAGCATTAAGTGTAATAAAATCTTCTTCTATTGCTGGTTTCTCTACTATTGATATAGCTTCAATACCTGAATACTCTTGTTCTTCGTCTAAAATAAGTTCTACTATCTTCATAATTATATAATATATTTATTTATGTTTTTTTTATATTCCGCTTTCACTAATTATATTTCTATCTAGTTGTTGTGCAGTTGTTACCTCTCCAGAAACTACATATGCTTTTACTGGTTGTTGATTACTTAATGCTTGAGTTATCTGATTAATAGGTGATGATCCTACTACATTAAATGCTGGTGCTTGAGCAGGTTGTACTGTATTAGCTATACCTTCTGCACCTGCTGTATCATTTGCTCCTGGAATTTTAGTTGCTACTATTTTTTTAACAGTTGCTAACCCTGAAGCTATCACACCAGCTGCACCAATAGCACCAAATATACCACCTTGTGCTAACGCTTTAGTAGCACCTTGATAAGTATTAATTATAGATTGCGCTATTGCTACTGCTTTACCTGCTACTGAACTTTCACCTAATAATTGTTGTAAACCATTTAACCCTTCTGATACAATTTGTAGTTTAGCTTCTTCTTCTTTTTTCTTTATACTTTTATTTATATTAGAATATGTTTCTTGTGCTGCTGTTTGTTCTTTTAATGCATTTTCATATTCTATAGTACCTTTTTTAAATATTGCTGCTGTATTTTCAAATTGTTCTTCTGCAATACGTTGTTGTTCTGCTGCTACTTGTCTTTCTAATTCTAATCTATCTAATATCCCATCTTCTACAAGTAATTGTCCTTCTAATTCTCTTAATTTAGCTTCACTATCTGATTGAGATATAGCGTTTGTTAAATCTAATTTTTCTTTTAATAAAGCAGTTTCATTTGTTAATTGTTCTGATCTTAATCCACCTATACGTTCTTCTATTTCTAATACTGCTGCTTGCGCTCTAGTAACTTCTGCTTGTAATTCTATGTTAGTAGTATTATTAGCAAGTGCTGCTTCTGCTGCAGCTAATTGTACTTCTGCTAATTCTTTTTCCTGTTTTATACCTTCTTCTAATATTGTACCTAATTTTTGGTTAGCAGCAATTCTTTCTTCAATACTTTTACTAACGTCATCTCTAATTTGTCTTTGATCTTCTGCAGCTTTTAAATTTTCTATTCTAAGTTTTTCTTGTTCTGCTGCTGCTAATGCTGCTGCATTTCTTAATGCTACTTCTGCTTTTGCATTTTCATAAGCATCTTTAGTGTTTTCTTTTATTACGTCACCAACTTTTTTAAGTGTATTAGCTACTGTTTCTTGTACACTTATAGTTTCTTCAGCATTACCTTTAATAGCATCACCAAAATTTTCAATAGCCAATTTTGCTTCATCTGCTGCACCTGCAAAATCTGCTTTAAATACTTTTACTAACGCTTTACCTAAACCTCCTATACCTTGAATAATATTTTTTATTCTTGTAACTATTTCAAAAAATATATCATTTATAGAACTAAAAGTATCTGATTGAAAAAACTCTGTAATTGGTTTGGTAGCTTTTTGCCAATTATTTAAAACAAAGTTTATAAAATCATTAAATAAATTAGATACTGTACCAAATGCTACTGCAAACGCATCTGCTACTACTTGGTTTTGACCTAATACAGATTTAAAAGTATTGAACGCTTCTAATACTAAACCTATACCTAAACCTTTAATAGCTAACCCTAATCCGCTAAAACCTTTTTTAACTCTATCTACAGCACCTTTTAATCCTTTAAAACCTTTTGCTGTATTTTTAGCAGTTTTCTTTGCAGAATCTTCTACGTTTTTTATACTGTCGCTTAAATCAGTAAATTGTTCACGTATATCTCTAACGTCTTTATCAACACCTTTTAAATCTACTTCTAACTCTATTGTTTTTTTGACTGCCATTTTAATTCAGTTTTAAATTGTTTATACGCTTCTTTTATGCTAGAAGGTAGTTTATATTTGCCTTTTGCGATTTGTATATTCTCGCTATTGCTTTTAGAGTATTTCAATAATTCAATTATACTGTGTAACATCTATATATATAATA